CAGAAGTTTCTGTAGCTACTTAATAGTAAAAAGCTACATCATTGAAATTAGCAAGTTCATATAAGGATACCTTGCACTCTTCTAAAAAATAAGCTATAATTTACTTACTATATAATTTAACTTGGATGTAGACGCATATAGTCGACGGCCTAAAGACTGCATTCATAATTTAGGAGAATATAAACATGGCAACAACAACATTTTCGGGACCAATTAAAGCGGGAACGATATCAAACACTACAGGAACTACACTTGGAACTAACGTTAAAAACGTTGGTCAAGTTGTAATGTCTCAATCAGTAGCAATTACACAATCTACAACTGCAGCTGCTACAGGAATTGTAATTCCTGCTAACAGTCAGATTTTAGAGGCAACTGTTTTTGTTACTACTGCATTTGACAATTCTGCAACTTTAAACATTGGTACTTCAGCTACATCAACTGAATTAGCAACTGCTGTTGCAGTGTCTACTATCAACACAATTAAATTAGCATCTCAAGCAACTATCACTGATGCTGATGCTTGGGTTGATGTAGGAGCTACAGATGTTGAAATTTATGTTGATTCAAGTGCAACTACTGCTGATGCAGGTAGAGGTATCTTGACTGTAACATACGTTCAAAACAACAATTTAGTTTAATTAAAAATTAAAGAGCTCCTTCGGGAGCTCTTTTAAACAGGAGATTAAAATGAGTTTTAAAAGCGATATACAAGCAACTAGATCAGATGCTGCAGCAGGAGTAACTGCCATTATTGCACAACCAATTCGTTTAAGAGGAATAATTATTGCTTCTAATGGATTAGGAGCAGGTTTGTTAGAATTAACAACTACTTCCAATACTGGAACAACTTTATTTATTGGTGATGTGCCGGATGGAGATGTTATCAATATATCTTTTCCAGAAGATGGAATTGTTTTCCCCCAAGGAATTTATTGTAAAACAAAAACTAATATTGCTGCTTATACATTATTGACAGATAAATATTCTGCACCAGGTTTAACAGCAGGAAATTAATAAGTCATGGCGACTATCAATTATACAGTCACCGTTGCAACGGGAACTAATTCTTTTGGTACAGGAAATAAATTTTACGTTAATGGTAAAGTTAGTCCTGAATTACCTTTGAATGAGGGACAGACTTATATATTTGATCAGTCCGATTCTAGTAATACAGGATATCAACTTTTATTTTCTGCAACTAAAGACGGAACTAATATTGCAGGTGGAGTTGAATATACTACAGGAGTAGTAAAAGTAGGAACCCCTGGAAGTTCAGGAGCTTACACACAAATTACAATCGCTCCGATACAAAATATCAGCGCTCCGGTATTATTCTACTACGCTTCTACATTAGCGGGTATGGGTAACCAAGTACAAACTATTGCACCTACTTCAGGAGCAACTGATTTTGATCCAGAAATAGATGAGATAATAGATGAAGCTTATGAGAGAACTGGTTTAGGCGGAACGCGAACAGGTTATGAATTAAGAAGTGCAAGAAGATCTCTTAATATTATGTTTCAAGAATGGGGAAACAGAGGTATTCATTTATGGAAAGTAAAATTAGCTAAAATACCATTAGTATTAGGACAAGCTGAATATAGTTATGCAGCTGACACTATTAATTTTCCTAGTGATGTTAATGAAGTATTAGAAGCTTTTTATAGAAACAATTCGGATCCAAGTAATCCACAAGATATTTCACTTACTAAAATTGATAGATCTACTTATAGTGCTACCCCTAATAAATTAACACAAGGAACACCTTCTCAATATTATGTAGATAGAAAAAAGAGTCCTAGCATATTTTTATATGCAACTCCAAGTTCTAGTGTATCTAGTGCTTCTACACCTTCTAGTTATCAGTTTTGTTTTTACTATGTTGCAAGAATACAAGATGCAGGTGGTTATATGAATTCATCGGATGTAGTAAATCGTTTTTATCCATGCATGATGTCAGGACTTGCTTATTATTTAAGTATGAAATTTTCTCCTGAAAGAACACTTGAGTTAGAAAGAATTTATGAAAGTGAAATGTTAAGAGCATTAGATGCAGATAATCAAGGTACTTCTACTTTTATTTCACCGCAAACATTTTATGGAGATGGAGTAATATAATAATGGGTGTTTATGCTAAAGGAAAACATGCTTATGCTATTTCAGATAGATCAGGAATGAGATTTCCTTATAAAGAAATGGTTAGAGAATGGAATGGATTTTTAGTTCACTATTCAGAATACGAAGCAAAGCAACCTCAATTAGAACCAAAACCAGTTGGTAGTGACCCACAAGCTTTATATAATCCAAGAGTACAACAAAAAGACACACCACAATTAATTTTATTAAATGATAATCCCTTTACTAGTGTTATTGCTAGTGGAGTTACTTATATAAATGTTTTTTCACAAGATCATCAAAGATCTACAGGTGATGTAGTTAGATTTAGAGGCCCTGCACAAGTAATAACTCCTGGAGCAGGAGGAGCAAGTACTCCTAATTTACAACAATTTGCAAACATACCAACTTTTGACAATGTAAGTGATTTAAATAATGTTAATGGTTTTACGATTACCGTAGGACAAAAACAATCGGATGGAAGTGTAATTACTGCTCCGGGAAATTTAACAAGCCCTGAAAATTATTTCTTTATAACTAGTACTAGTAATGCTACAAGTGGAAATAGTAAAGGCGGTGGATCTAATTGTTCAGTGGGTCCTGTAACTTTACAGGGAGTATAACATGGCATATACATTAGCGAATCTACAAACAGATATTAGAAATTATACAGAAGTAGATAGTTCTGTTTTATCGGATTCTATTTTAGATACTATTATTCAAAATGCAGAAAATAGAATCTATAGAGATATTGATTCAGATGATGATCGTTATTACGCAACTTCTAATTTAGCGATTGCAAATAGATATGTAACTATTCCTTCTGATTTAAGATTTATTCGTTATGTTCAATTAACAGATGCAAATGGAAAACAAACTTATTTAGAACAAAGAGATACTTCTTTTATTGCTGAATATTATGACTCTCCAGCGACTTCTTCAGGCATACCTAAATACTATGCAAACTGGGATGCTAACTATTGGTTAGTAGCTCCTACTCCAGATCAACAATATTTAATTACATTAGCTTATAATAAACAGCCAATTAGTATCACTTCTACAGTGAATAACACTAGTACTACAGGCAGTTATTTATCTAATAAATATCAAGATTTACTTTTGTACGCATGTCTGGTAAACACATATGCATACTTGAAAGGTCCTGCAGATATGTTACAATACTATGAACAGGCTTATCAAAAAGCAATTGAATCGTATGCGGTTGAACAAATTGGCCGAAGACGCAGAGACGAATACAATGATGGTGTTATTCGTGCTCAATTAGTTTCCAAATCACCGTCAAGTTATGGTAAAAAATAATTAAGGAGAAAAACTAAATGGCAAATATTGTACCTGATTCTTTTAAAACGGATCTATTAAAAGGAACATTCAACTTCGATACCGCAGGTAGCGGAGGTGATACTTTTAACATTGCTTTATATACTTCCCAAGCTGCTTTTAGCACGGCTACAACTGCATATATAACTACGAACGAAGTTTCGTCAGTTGCTACTAACTATCCTGCAGGTGGACAAGCTTTAACTAATAATGGTGTAGCTATATCTAGTAATATTGCTTACATTGATTTCGGAGATGAAACTTTTTCATCTGTGACTTTGGCTGCAACAGGAGCACTGATTTATAAAGATACATCTAACGAAGCTGTATTAGTATTAGATTTTGGCGGAACAAAAACTGCAACTAACGGAGATTTCGTTATTCAGTTTCCAACTGCTAATTCATCTGATGCAATCATTCGTTTGGGTGACGCATAAAAATTATAGGGAGTAAAAATGGCTTTTACACTTAACGATAGAGTTAAGGAAACAAGTACTACCATAGGTACCGGTACGTTTAATCTCGCTGGTGCAGAAACTGGATTTGAATCTTTTGTTTCTGGAATAGGAAATAGTAATTCAACTTACTATGGAATAGCAAACAGCGGAACAAATGAATGGGAAGTTGGTATTGGTACAGTCACGTCTGGTGCTCCAGATACTTTATCAAGAGATACAGTTATTACTTCATCTAATTCAGATGCTTTAGTAAATTTTTCAGCTGGTTCAAAAACAGTATTTTGTACTTTACCTGCAACTAGAACTATTTCTCCAATTATGGATGCCACTGGTTATGTAGTTACTCACGCATCAACATTAGATCAAGATCAAACATTAGATTCAGGAGTTTTAGCAGGACCAGTAACGATTACTGGAACACAAACAGTAACAGGGACATTGGTAATTATTTAAATGAGTAAAATAGAAGTTAATCAGATATCATCACAATGCGGATTAACATTAACGATTGGTCAATCAGGTGACACGGTAACTTTAGCAGCTGGTGCAACTCAATCAGGATTCGGGAGAACAGGAACAGTTAATTGGGATACAACTGCAAAGACAACAGGTTTTACAGCAGTAAGTGGCAATGGTTATTTTGTTAATACGACAAGTGGAGCAATTACAGTAACACTACCTTCCTCGCCTTCGGGTGGAGATATTGTTGCAATTTCTGATTACGCAGGAACAGCACTAACAAATAATATTACAGTTGCGAGAAATGGATCTAATATTAATGGTGCAGCGTCCGATTTAACTATTAGTGCAGAAAATTCTGCTGTCACTTTAATTTATGTCGATGGAACAGAAGGTTGGAAAACAACTTATACTTCAAATACAAATAATCTAATTACTCTACCAGCTTATGTTGCAGCAACAGGTGGAACAGTGACTTGCTGTGGAGATTATAAGATACATACGTTCACAGGGCCAGGTACTTTCACAGTTACATGTGCTGGAAATGCTGCAGGATCATCAACAGTAGATTATTTAGTAGTAGCTGGTGGTGCTGGCGGTGGTTCAGATTATGGAGGCGGTGGTGGAGCAGGTGGTTTTAGAGAATCATCTGGTGCAGCATCAGGTTGTTACACAGCTTCTCCTTTAGGTGCTTGTGTTGCTGCTTTACCAGTTACAGCTCAAGGTTATCCAATTGTAGTTGGTAGTGGAGGAGCTGGTGGAGTTGGATATTGCGGTGATGCAGGTTCACCAGGTAGCACTTCAACTTTTTCAACTATATCATCAGCTGGTGGTGGAGGTGGTGCAGCAGAAGGTAGTTGTAATGGATTATCTGGTGGTTCAGGTGGAGGAAGTAGTTATGCAGGTATCGCAGGAACTGGAAACACACCACCTGTTAGTCCACCACAGGGAAATAATGGGGGATCTGGTCCAACTGGTTCTCCAGGTTTTGCTGGTTCAGGTGGAGGTGGAGCAGGTGCTACTGGTGGTAATGGCTCACCTTCTGTTGGTGGAGCAGGTGGAGCAGGAGTAACAAGTTCAATTAATGGAACACCAACAACAAGAGCTGGCGGAGG